GAAATATGGCGGCACGGCCAGATCCCACGCCCTTACGCTCCCCAGTGCGCTCCACGTATCCACGGCAGAGCAGGCGGCGCATGGTTTTGTCAGCCATGCGTTGATCTATACCGAGCGTTTCAGCGACTTCTCTGATCGTTTGAGGCCCATGGTCGCGCAGGCAATTGACCAGCGCCCCGCCGTTCTTGTCATGTTCTGCGAATTTCATGCTTGCTCTCCTTTCGCCTTCTTGAGCATCGCCACGATGGTCGGCGAGGGTTGCTCGCCCTTGGCAATGCGCTCATCCCATTTCGCAATCCACCGCCGGGTATCCCTGCCGGTCTGGTCCAGCGCCTTGTCGGCGCCCATCCTTTTCAACGCCGCGGCCGCCTCTTCCTTGGTCGCCAATGTCTGTCCCGGTGCCGGCAGCGCCGTCCGCGGCTCGGGAATCGGATGCCACTCTCCTTTTCCGATTTCCTCCGACAACGTCTTTTCCCAGCGGGCCTTGATCTGGCCGTAGGTGCTGGCCAGCAAGTCCACGGTGCTGACGCCGATCGCAGCCCAGTACACGGCAGGGTGTGACCACGAACCCATCTGCCCGCGCTGCCGGGCGGTCATCCCGTGAACGGCCTCGTGGTAAGCGACTTCGGGCGCCATCCACGGCCGGCACAGCTTCAGGAACTCGGGCAACGTCGGCGGCCAGTCACGCTGCTTGCAGGCTTGCAGTCCCACGGCGATCTCGTCTCCCGAGAATCCGGCCAAGTCTTCAGCCCAGACCGCGTGTACAGCCTCTTCCGGCACGCCGCCCCACATCTGCGGTAGCTTCGAGCCGTACATCGCCGTCAGTCTCTGGAACAGCTTTTTGATCCAAGGCGTCGGCAGCGCCTGAGGTGCTTCAAACCGGTTGGCCAGTGCTTGCATCGAAAGTCCCCATGTCTCGCATTGCGGGTTGCGGATCGCTCCACAGCTTTTCCATCCACTTCGCATTCGTCTGCGTGATGGTTGACGGAGAGGCCCTGGCTTGAGCCCTCGGCGGAAAGAGCCCCTGGTAGCCGCCGGCGATGCTGTTGGCAATCACGTCGCTCGGCTGGTGCCCTTCGGCCAGGTAGGCAGCCAGCTGCTGCAGCTGACGCTTGGCGCCCTCCTCCGTGACCGGCTTCTTGCGGTCCTTCCGGTCGGCAACCCAGCTTTGCCAGTCTTCGCGGTCAAGCCATTCCGGCAGATCGATCGCAGACGCGTCGAACCCGTTCCCCCGCTTGCGGGGGTTAGGGGGTGTTTGTTTTTCTTCTTTATCTTTATCTTTATCTTCTTCTTTATCTGTCGTGACTTCGCGTGACTCGTCGTGACCTTTCCGTGACACAGAAGATTCAGTAGCTTGACGTTCGCGTTCGCGCTGGTCGCGTTTCCTCTCAGCGGCAGATTTGGCGCGGCTCTCCAGCGAGCCTGCGTCTTCCTTCTTGGGCTGACGCTTCTCCCAACTGATGATCCTGTTTCCATCCAGAAAGCGGCCCTGCATCGCCGTGTAGATGGCATCAACAACGTCGTCTGTCACGTCCAATGCGCTTGCCACATCCTCCGTCGTGACATCGACGTGACCCCGCGTGACATTGCGTGACGCAGACGCCATGTAGTGCATAGAGACGGCGATCACCACGGATATCGGCTGGCCAGAGACACGGGCGATCGTCTTCCATTTCGGATCGGTAGGCATGTCGTGCCACAGTCGGAACCATTCATTCGCCATGGCCAGCTCCGTACACGGCCATGTAGCCGATCTCGGCCTCATAGGGCCACTTACCGAGGACGATCAACGACAGGCGCGTCTTCATAAAGCCGGCTTCCCACAGCGCAACCTTCTCTTCGTAAGAAGGGATTCGGGACTGGTCGATGTAGTGGTGGCAGGTTTGGCAGCCCCACGCGGTCGCCCAGTCGTGGGCCTTCAGCCAGCCAGCCTTGCCGTGCCGCGACTGGTTCGAGTGGCACGCAACAACCGTCGTCACATCCCCACAGCACACACCCGGGATGGCCAGCTTGCAGGGCATCCCCTTCGCCAGCTTCAACAGCTCCAGGTTGCGGTACATCGTCTTGGTAGAGCGCGCGGTCTTGCGCTTCGCAGGCAGCTTGGCCGTCCCGCGCTTCATCGGCGCCTTCGCGCGCAGCGGTGCTGACCGCTTGAGGGTAGAGTTGCGGATCATTCACCAAATCCTTGCAATACGATTTCCAGCATTTCGCTGGCGCGCGCAGCCGGCAGATGCGGCCACATAGTTTTCTGGGCGTGTGCCGTGCGCAGGAAGGCAACAGCGTCGGCATGGAATTCCTCCATGTCGGCCTGCTCCAGCTTGGCGTAGCTGATCGACCTCGGCACGGGTATGACGCCGCCCTTCGGGCCCGGGTACCAGTCCACGAAGCCGCTGCCGACCTTCAGCCAGTCCCTGAATGCCTTGAAGTCTTCGAAGCGGTCCTGCGCTTCGAACAGAACCGTCTCCATCTTCATGTGCTTGCGGTGGTACCAGCCGAGACGTTCCTTGTGCGTCGTGATGGACATCATTTCGCCCGGCTCCAGCCTCACGATCTGATTCCATAGCCGGCGCCATTGCTTGCGCCCGCGCTCACCCAAGCCGTCGACCATGCCGAAGATCATTCGGCGCGCGGCTTCCTTTTCCTGCTCGGACGCTTGGACGGGTTGCTGACGAACCAGGGTGATATCGGCCATGTCAGTGCCTCCGGCTCTCAACCTTGGTGCGCAGGTATTCGTAGGTGAAGAGTTCGAGCGCTTCGATGCGGGCCTTGCTATAGACCATCGCATCGACCGGCGCGAATTGCAGGCCGACCGCCGCCATCAGGTGGCATACCTTGTCCAGATCGTCGGCGACGATGCGGTTTACGGTGCTGGCTGATGTACCCATGAAATCGGCTGCACGAGCTTGGGTGAACATTGAAATCGCAACGCCAATTTCGCTCCGAAGTCTTTCTGCGATCTTGCGTGTGCTTTCAATCTGCTCTGGGGATACTGGTTGCGTGCTCATTGAGTACTTCCTTATGAACAAAGAGCGAGGTGTGTTTCGTGACCGAAACGGAAAAATTGTTGATCAGTGCCCAGGACTTGGCCCGCCGCGTGTTTGAGGCGCCCAGCGAAAAAGCCGTCATGGATTTGTTTCAGGAGCTTTGCGCCGAGCGTGACCGCATGGCATGGGCGACCGATGGGCGCGGCAGCGCGACGGTGCACTGAGCCATGGCGGCCCGAAACTGGCGAGAACCCCTTCCCGCGGCTACGATCGGCATTTCCCGGATTCCCCGGGCGTGGGTACCAACCACTACCAACTTTCCCCACAGGAGGGGTTCTCATGACGCAAGACGAGTTCAATTTCGCCCTGAAGACGTTTCTAGACATCCTCGAGCGACAACCCAACGTTCTGTCGCCACTGCAACCCGGGACGAATGTGGGTGCACGCGTGGCAGAGTCCGCCTGGTCGTTCATCGAAGAGTTCGAGAAGCAGCGCAAGGCGAAGGTCACCGGCTAACCCCGTTCAGGATCTGCCAAGCAAGAACGCCCGCCTCGGCAACGGCGCGGGCTGCTTTTTTTGCATCACCGTCACCGGCCTGTCGGGCGGTATCAGCCGCCAACACGACGGCCTGCTGGATCACTTCGCGCTGGATGTCATGCGGGATATCGCCCGCTTTGATGGCTTCGCTCATCGCGGCCTCCTTGGGTGTGGTCGGGGTTTCACGCATGGCTGGCCTCCTGCTGGGCCGGCGTGGGGTCGGCGAGCCCGGACCTGTAGATCCGGTCGAACGTGAGTTCGGTCCCAAGGCCTCTGGCGTAGTCAATCAGGCGGCTCGCCACGTTGGGGGGCACGGTCTGCCCCTTCTCGTAGAACGAGACGTTCGACTGGGTTACACCGATGCCCCGGGCGAGCTCGGCCTGGGTCACCCCCAACTGTTTACGAATGGCGTGTATGGCGTTCATGCATCAAATATTAGTCGGACTACTTATTTTGGTCAACAGTCGGACTAATTGCTTACTAGCAGCCCTACTAATATTGTTCGATCCATGCCCGCCCTGCCACTCACTCCCGCCCAACTGGCCGACGCTGCCAGGCTAAAACTCGCCTACGACCACTGGAAATCTGATCGCCGCGCGCGAGGAGAGTCTGGTTCCCAGGAGGTTCTGGCCGCCTTGCTTGGATTCAGCACTCAAAGTTCGGTCAGCCAGTACATCAACGGGCGCATCCCGCTCAATGTCAATGCTCTGGTTAAGTTCGCAGCGGCCTTGCAGTGTCAGCCGGAGGAAATAAGTCCGGATCTAGCAAAGGAAATCCTGCGAATTGCAGAGGCCGTGCCGGAAGACACGGACGCGACCGAGTTCATCCCTATTCGTCGGCTGGATGTTCGCGTCTCTGCTGGGCATGGCGAAGTCGTGCTGTCCGAAGACGACAAAAGCCGTCTTTCCTTCCGTGCCGATTTCTTGCGTTCGTCGGGCGCAACACCGCAGCACACGGTTTCCGTTTCAGTGAGGGGCGACAGCATGGAGCCGCTCATACCTGATGGAGCGACCATCCTAGTGAACCGCGGCGCCACCTCGATCATTAATGGGAAGATTTACGCCTTCCGCCAGCACGATGAAGTCAAGGTGAAGCGGCTGTACAAGGGCAATGGAGGGTTCATTGCCAGATCCGAAAACGCTGCTGTTTACAGCGACCTGCACCTCAGCTTCGAGGATCCAGCGATTGAGATCATTGGGCGTGCGTTCTGGGTGGGATTCAAAGTTTGAAGGCCCATCTGTTGTGATCCCATCGTATGAATTCACCCACTCCATTTCAAAATGATCCCACCCACATTGGGACAGTCGTCCTGGTGCGAGATATGGAACGTTGTGACGTCAAGGTCCGTCGCGGCGATTCCGACTTGGTGGTAACTGCACATCTTGCTCGCGACCTAGCTGGACGACCAACTATCGGCAGCAACGTCGCGTTGAGAAAGACGCCCTCGAGCGGATACGCCATTACCGATATCCTGTCTCATCCCCAAGCTACGACACGCGTCGATTTCAAGGGACGTCGGGCATCTCAAGGATACGACAGGAACGATGGCAGACCGGGAGTCGTGTACATCCTGCAAAACGAAGCGTTCGCTGAGAATATTTGGAAGATTGGTCAGTCAACGAGATCCGGGCATGTTCGGGCAGCAGACTTGAACCGTGCCGCAGGTACCGAAACACCCAAGCATTTTCGTTGCGTATTCGAACACAAAACCCTAGATTGTGGACGAGCGGAAAAGATGGTGTTCGAGGCGCTCCGGCAGCACCGCTACGGCGCAAGCCGCCAAGAGTACTTCCGTGTCGAACTGGAAAGAGCAACGCGGACGATCAGGGAATGCTGTGCACAAGTTGATGCTGCAGCGCAACGCCCTCCGACAGCAGTCGTGGGAAGCGTTCCGAAATCGATCTCTCGCGCGGTCCAATCGAGTAAGCCTATTGCACCCACGAAGGAAGCCTCCCATCGGATCTCCTCAATTACGACTCCCAGGGAGCCGCCTTCAGCCAGCCCCTTGTCCAGGCTAGGAAAAATGCTTATGGCTATGCTTGCGCTCACGTTCTTATTCGGGCTTGTGACAGCAACGATAGGCGGAGTTATCTTTTCTCTATTGGGTTGGATCCTCAGCGCGCTTGGCTTTCTGCACGACGCGGATCGGTCTATTTTGACCAGGTTTGGCTCTCTAGTCGGTCTCGCGGTTCCTGCGGGATTTATGCTCATTTCCCCTTTACTCCCTGACAAAAAGAGGAAGAATTCATGACGGCTGACAGCCAGGAATCTCTGTGGATTGTCTATCTACTAGTCGCATTCGGCCTAAGCGCCTGGATTTCCCACAAGTGGGCGATGCCATGGTTCGTCCCTTACGCATGGTTTGCAGCAGCGGCCTTCCTCTGGCGAGTAGCTGAGCCAGCAATCAACCGACCGTATCGGCCACTTGATTTGGCAGATCTTTTCCTTCTGCTGGTTGCCGTCGTAATTGCCGCCATGGTCACGGCCAAGAGACGAAACTACTAACCCGCCAAGCCCGCAGCACCGGTAGAGATCCGTTTCGGTCTTCGCTCCCTCGTTGTTACAATAAATTATTAGTCCGACTGTTGAATTTAATTAGCAGTCCGACTAATATTCATCCCATGCACTCACCACCCGGTGAGCAGAAGCGCCCCACGGACCCTCAGCCAGCAGTCAGGGCATCGCCTAGAGAGGGAGACGTACCGCCACGAAGTCGGATTGGGGAAGGCGAGCACCGCTCTTTAACAACTCAGTGATTCAGGAGAGGGTAGCTACAGCAATGTAGGCGCCCCAGATAAATGAGGCTGCTCCGCCGATGTCTAGGGCAATTCCGCCTGGATGCCAGATGCGGGCGAAGCTAGTCCACTTCATCAGTCCGCCGTACCCGGTCTGGACCTGAACGCGCTTTGGATGATTTATCCATTCGCCGATTCCAAATAAAAAGCCGCCAAGCGACATGAGCGCAAGGGCGGCATTTGGAATCACAAGGACTGGCGTGGTCAGCGACAGCACCAGCAACGCAAAGGAAGCAACGATAAGCACTTTGTACCACCTGTCGAGAGCAAGGTTTTTCAGAAGTTCATTCAATGGCGGTCCTCTCGCAATCGTGTGTTGATGACAGGTGTGGTGCCGTCATTTTGCACACAAGCGAGTGGGACCGCCACCCTCCCCTGAATCCCTGATCCGCACGAGATAAATAAGCCAATGGCGCGAGAGCGCGGATAGGCCCAGGGCTCAACCCGTTACCCCTGAAGAAGATCGACGGCTACCAGGTCGCGCCTGGCTCCGGGAGTGGAGCTATAGAACGCGGCTTGGTTGAAGAGGCAGCGCACTACCTGGAGCCGCGACGAGCGGGAGTTGCCAGGCGGTGCGTTGCCCCAGATTCATCTGCCTGCGCCGTGACAGGACGCAGACACGTGAACAAGGAGATAGACATGCCTGCAAAGCAAAGAATTGCCCCTCCCTCGCTCAGCCGCGGCGTCTTCGGCTGGGATGCATGCAGGCTTGCTGACGCCTACAGCACTCAGGAACTGACGGACGCGATTACCTGGCTTGGTCAAGCCTCATGCTGCGCCAACCCCGACCGAGATTCCATTTGGCTTCTCAACAAGAAGGCTCGGCGTATTAGTGAACAGCTGGCCTGGGCGGTCCGCCACCAGATGGAAGAGAAACGCCGTGCCGAGCAATACCCACTCGGCTACATGCAGGGGCGAGGTGCTGCTTAGCCCGCTTCTTTCAGGATTCATACCGATTAACAAGGAGAACGAGCATGACCAATGGCTGCGAGGAAGGGGACAAATGCGGCCGTAACGGCTGCGAGGGCGTGATCAAGTTTCAAGAGTCTGAGAACTGCTCGTGCCACCTTGGCGCACCTTGCTCATCGTGTACGCAGGTTCGCCTGCATTGCCCTGAATGTGATTGGGAGGCCGTGGAAGAACACCTCAACGACTACGTCGTAACAGTGAACAAGGCCACTGGCGTCTACGAGGATTGGCGCCCACGCCCGCTTGATCCCACTCGAATTGATTACCGCAGTCTGGCGCATTCCTCCTGCTCAATGATCAAAGAAGGCGTGTATCCAGAAGGCACCACGCGAGAAGAGGTCCGCGCGTTGGTGGATGGAACGTTCGGCGGCCGCTTCGAGCATTTCGGCGGCGGCAAGTTCCGTTTCATCGCCTACACCGATTAACCCCCATCCCGTTGATAAGCCCGAGGGGCAAAGGAGAAGAGATGAAACGACCCGCTGCGATGGCGGCAGTGTCGGCAGCGGCCGTGATCGCCACCGGAGGCTTCACCTACGCCGCGAAAGATCAGCCGTTTGAAATTGCGTTGCTCATTATCGCGTTGCTCGCGGCGGTGTTCGGCGTGTTTGGCGCCGTATGCGCTGACGAGTAATTCCCCCTGGTGCTGCATAGCAGCCGTAGCCGCACGAAACGCGGCGATCCACTACGGCTGCTCAGGCCGACGCGTACCAAGGTAAGGCCTTGGGCGCCTTATCACTCCCAACCATCCAACACGCGAAAACGCCAAGCCCTCCAGCATGGGCGATTGGTGCGCGTCGACCTGAGCATCTACGACTTATGCAGCCCTCCCCCACCCTTCAAGCACTCGGCCTACAGCAATCTGTGCGCACGGAGCGTGATCGGCTGAACGTGGTGAGGAATTGGCCGGAGGGCTGCACCTTTTTCAATAGGAATGGACATGGATAAGAACGAAGCACTCATCAATGCAATCCGCGCGTTGCCTGACGGCTTTTACGTGCATCCGTTGTCCCGCTTCATCAACGGCAACGTGAGTACGACAAAACGCGGCACCGTCAAAGTACCCGTCGAAATTGGTATCGAGCAGCTTGGCTCGCCTTACACCGACCTACGAGCGGTCTTGAACCCGGAGGACAACAAGCTGATTCCGCTGCTGCTGTTTGTCGATCCGGAGATTGCCGCCAAAACGGTGAAGCAACAACCGTGAAGAATAAAGCCTTGTACTTGCTTGGCGCGCTGGTTATGCCCGTCTTTATGCCGCTTTGGTTGCTCTGGTGCCTCCTAGCGGACCTGGCCGGCGCTCTGAAGATCGCGCTGCGCAACACCTACTACAGCACCAAGCACCAAGCCAAACAGGACTGGCGGACGTTGGTCTCTTACTACGCCGACGGGTTCCCGAAGGCTTCGGACAAGGAATAGCCATGCTAACCGTCACATACGACCGAAACGGCATCCATGTTGGTGTTGAACCGAAGGCGCAGTATGCGAATCGCCCGTCGTCGCCAGGGCATCAGCAGCAGGTTCAGCGAGTTGAAGATGCGCCCGTAAGTCAGGACGAAGTGGTCTTAGCGGTCGTCTTGGCAACCGTGCGTAGTGGTGATGCATATGGCTATGCAGGCTTCGAGTATGGCGAAGAGATCATAGACAAGCTGGCTTGGAACTCCAGCGGGCAAGAAGACTTGTTGCTCGCTCTTCTGGCGCCCAAATCAGACCGTGGCGCGGCATTCATCCAGCGCGCTAAGGACTTGGTTGAAGCGACCGCAAAGGCTTCGCAATGACCCTTCCCCTCTTCATCCTGTGCGGCCTGTGCGCCGCTTACCCCTTGGGCCTGATCGGCGACCGCGCCATGGCCTTTCTGAGGAAGTCAGCATGACTATGCCGGAATTCAAAAAGCGACATGAGTGGATATTAAAAACCGAAAGCTTCGGAATCCAGGTCTGCTGCGGACAATCTGGCGATGACTGGGTGTGGACCATGTATGTCCTGGTCTACGACAACCACCCCATGTTTTCCACGCCTGAAGCAGTGTGCGATTTGGAATTCCATGGCGGATGCACTTACGACGAGAAAGTCACCAATACTCCGGCGCGCGGCATCCGCTACGAATGGCAGAAGGAACGGTCACTGCTGAAGATTGGATGTGATTACCACCATTGGGGGGACGAGTATTTCAGTAGCTGCAACCCTGACGAAGGCATCCCCGGCACGATCCAATACGATGCGCGCCGTTTGTTCGACGAGATGAACGCTCGTTCACTTCCTTCCGGAGAGCAGACATGAAACGCCTCCTAACCTTCCTCAAAACCCACGGCCTCATGATCTTCTTCGGGGCCGTTTTTCTGCTCGCTACCTGCGTTCTCCGCCCCACTCTCGACAAGTACGAGCAGGAACGGGTGGCGAAGGAAGGCGGGACTATGTATGCCGCAAAGGAATAGACATGTCGAAAACACACTGGAAGCTCCTGATCAACCCTGACTACATCGGAGCCTATGCCCTGGAAGAAGGTCAGGACCTGACGGTGACCATTGACTGGGTACAGCAGGAAGCTGTGACCGGCACCGGTGGCAAGAAGGAAGATTGCACCGTCGCACATCTGGTTGGCCAGAAGCCGATGATCCTGAACGTCACCAACTCCAAGATGATCGCCAAGCTGTACGGGCCGTACATCGAGGACTGGGCAGGCAAGCCGATCACGCTGTACGCCAGCACGACCAAGCTAGCGGGCGAGACGGTCGAATGTCTGCGAATCCGCCCCAAGGTGGTGGTCAAGCAGCCGCCCAAGATCAGCGCGGAGCGGTTCGGCAAGGCCATAGCTTCTATCAAGGCCGGGGAATACACCACCGACAAGCTGCGCGCCAACTTCACGCTGACCGGTGAGCAGGAAAAGGAACTTGAGGAGGCGCTAAGTGAAGCCACTGTTTAAGGTCCGCTGCTCGTCCCTGTCCGTAATCATGACCGACCCGAAGGCGAAGTCTGCGGTTCTGTCGGAGGGCGCCAAGACGTACCTGGAAAGCGTGGCTAAGGAGTTGGTCTACGGGTACACCTACAGCCCTACCGCCAAGTACATGGAGAAGGGCAAGATCGTCGAGGACCAGGCCATCGCGCTCTACAACTCGGTCTTCTTCACCAACCACACGAAGAACACCGAGCGCCGCGAGATCGACTACCTGACCGGCGAGTGCGACATCTTCACCGGCTCCAAGATCATCGACATCAAGTCGGCCTGGTCACTCCACACCTTCCCCGCCACCGCAGCTATGGGCGCGTGCAAGGAATACGAGTGGCAGATGCGCGGCTACATGAAGCTGTGGGACGTCGACGAAGCCGAGGTTGCTTACTGCCTCGTCAACACGCCGGATGAGCTAGTGGGCTACGAAGACGCCGATCTTCACTACGTCGACCACATCGACGAGGTTCTACGAATCACCCGCGTCCAGTACACCCGCGACCGAGAGCTAGAGGAAAAGATGGAAACCCGCGCTCGAGCGGCCCAGGAATACGTCATAGAAGCCATGCAGCGCATTGGCGAAGAACATCAAGGATAGACCATGGCATCGGTTAACAAAGTCATTCTCGTTGGAAACCTGGGCCGCGACCCGGAGGTCCGCTACAGCCCGGACGGAGCGGCAATTTGCAATATGTCCATCGCCACCACCTCGTCCTGGAAGGACAAGGCCAGCGGCGAGAAGCGCGAGGAGGTCGAATGGCACAAGGTCGTCATGTACAACCGCCTCGCTGAAATTGCAGGCGAGTACCTGAAGAAGGGCCGCTCGGTCTACATCGAAGGCCGATTGAAGACGCGCAAATGGCAGGACAAGGATACGGGAGCTGACCGCTACGCCACTGAAATTGTGGCGGATCAGATGCAGATGCTAGGCGGCAAAGGCGACGAGGCTGACCGCGAGCCTGCGCAACGCCCAGCCGCACGACAGGCCCCGCAGCAACGCGAGGCCGCACAGCAAGCGGCACCCGCGGCGAACCTCGCCGACATGGACGACGACATCCCTTTTGATTGAGGGCGCAGGAACTAGACCGCCGAAAGGCTTCCTGCGCCCCTCGTAGCCCCAACAGCCGCGCCTGCGGCGAATCCCTTAGGAAGACCATGAACAACATGATCCCGCTGGATCCGGGCGGTTTGCGCCTGGAAATTCCCGCCTCCACCCTGCTCGGGGCTTTGAGCAGCTATCTGGCCTCTCGTCCTGCTCAGCCCGTTCACCAGGCAAAGATCGGCGCATACCTGCCGGGCGAAGGCGGCATCTATGCCGGTGACATTCTGGGTGACGACGGCACCGTATACGGCCTGGTTTTATCCAGCGAAGACCTGGATGGAACGTACGACTGGGGCCCGGAAGACGGAGAGGGCCAAGGTAGCGATTGGGATGGCCTGGTCAATACGAATGTCCTGCTGCGCCACGGCCAGGCACATCCGGCAGCGCGCGCGGCCAAGGCCTACAGCGCCGACGGTCATGCCGACTTCTACTTGCCGGCCAAGCGGGAGTTGCAAATCATTGCCGCCAACCTGCCGCACCTCTTCCAGCCGAAACCGTACTGGACCTCCACGCCCTACGGCTCCAGCCACGCCTGGGCGGTGGGTTTCGAGAGCGGCAGCGTCAGCCGCTGGGGCCGCAGCAGCGAGTTCCGGGTTCGTCCCGTCCGCAGATTCACCTATTGATCCATTTACCCCTTAAGCGGGCGCAGCCCGCAGGAGACTTGCATGACCGCTACCGCAACGACCGCGCCCGCCATAGGGCAAGAATGGCCCGATCAGGGCGGCATTTTCATCGGATCGCGCTTGATCGACGGTGTCGTGCACGACATCGTCATCCCGGGTGGGAAGGAATTCGACCTGGTGGATGTCGACTTCAACGAGCTGGACTCTGCCGTCTCCGGGCGCGGCGAAGTAAACGGGCATTCGGATTGGCGTGCTCCTAGCCAGGAAGACATGATGCTGGCCTACGTCAACGTGTCGGATTTGTTCGACAAGGACGACTGGTACTGGACGGCCAAGCCCTACGGCTCCAGCCACGCCTGGGCGGTGAGTTTCGAGAACGGCAGCGTCTACAGCTGGAGCCGCTGCAGCGAGTTCCGGGTTCGTCCCGTCCGCAGCATCATCGCTTCACCCCTTTAACCCTTTGCGGGCGTAGCCCGCCGATGCCATGGCCCTGCACACCGACACCAAGATCTACAAGGCGACCTATGACCTGAGCTTGCTGGTGGAGAAGCTTGTTGCCAATATGCCCCGGAACTACAAGGCTGTTTTTGGTAAGCGCCTGCACGAGCAGAGCTTTGATCTGGTGATGCAGGTTTACCGGGCAAATACCGCGGCAGACAGGGCACCCCTGATCCGAGTTCTTCGGGAAGGAGTGGAAGCCGCAAACCTGTCTCTGCGCTTGGCGTCCGATCTTCGGCTGATCTCCCGCGGGCAGTATGGGGAGGCGATTGCGCTGACCGATAGCATCGGCCGCCAAGCCACGGGATGGTTGAAGCACTCCGAGAACGCGCTTGCTGCCCCGTCGTCACGGCGGCAGGGCCAACGCGCTTAATGATCTGGTCACGCCGCTGGCCCACAAGGCCACCGATATGCGCACTAGAGGAAACCAACGGCTCAGGCCGCCCAGGTCCCGCGCAGTTTCTCCGCTGATCCGGCAAGCCTTCGGCGGGGCGACGTGGATTGCGTGATATCTCGCCCTACGGCTCCAACAACGCCTGGGCGGTGAATTTCGAGAACGGCAACGTCAACAACTGGAACCGCAACAACGAGTTCCGGGTTCGTCCCGTCCGCAAATCATGCTCGGAGTTTCTATGGATTCAAGCCATTCGTTCGCGGAGCTGGTGCAGGCTTACTTCGACTGCCGCCGGCTCAAGAGAAACACGGCCAGCGCCCTGCGCTTTGAAATGGACCTGGAGCGCAACCTCGCTCAGTTGGACGACGAGCTCCGGAGCGGTGCGTACCGCCCCGGTCGCTCTATCTGCTTCGTGATCACCCATCCCAAGCCGCGAGAAGTCTGGGCAGCAGATTTTCGGGATCGGGTGGTTCACCATCTTCTGTACAACAAGATCGCCCCGCGCTTCCTGGCGGGGTTCATCGCCGATTCATGCGCGTGCATCCCAGGTCGAGGCACGCTGTACGCCGCCCAGCGCCTGGAATCCAAAGTCCGCAGTGTCACACAAAACTGGTCCCGACCAGCGATGTACCTGAAAGCGGATTTGGCTAACTTCTTCGTCAGCATTGACAAGCGCACTCTATGGCTGCGGGTGGGCGGGAAGATTCCGGAACACTGGTGGCGCCGGTTGGCCGCCCAGATCCTGTTCCACGATCCCAGGCCCGACGTTGAGGTGCGGGGCAACCGTGCCACGCTGGCCCTAGTACCAAGGCACAAGCGGCTTGGTGAAGCCTCCGACCACTGCGGCCTGCCAATCGGCAACCTGTCGTCCCAGTTCTTCGCCAACATCCTGCTGGATGGCCTCGACAAGCATGTAAAGCACCGCCTACACGGCCGCCATTACGTCAGATACGTGGATGACTTCATTCTGTTGCATCCGTCTGCGCAATGGCTAGGGCAAGCGTTGGCTTCCGTCAACGCCTACCTTCCGCAGTTGGGCCTGGCTCTGAATCCGCGCAAGACCATTATCCAGCCCGTCGACCGAGGCGTGGATTTCGCCGGCCACGTCATCAAGCCGTGGCGCCGGGAAGTTCGCCGGCGCTCTGTCCGAACTGCCTTACGTCGGATCGAAGAAATGCCACAGGAAAAGGTCTTCGAGACGGGCAACAGCTATCTAGGCCTACTGCGCCATGCAGATGGTCGCCGCGACAGCGCTTTGATCGCCAACGCCTTGAGAAAGCGGGGCCATTTCATCAGCGCTGATCTAACCAAAGCCTACCGGTAGCCGCCCTCGGCTGCCCTTCTACTGCCTGGAGCTTCCATGCGCCACACCGACAAATGGCATCCGCTTGAGGATGACGAAGCATCTGACCGCCTGCTTGGGTACGGGATTGTGGGGGCTTTTACAGGCCTGATGATCCTGTGCGCGCTTGCCGTGTGGGCCTTCAATCAATATTCAGGAGCCTGAGAGCATGAACACGAACAATGATTCCACCGAAGCGCGTACTGGCAACACCGCCGCCGAGCAGGCAGCGTACTGGCGCGGGTTCGAAGAGGCGCAACTGAACGCGCAGCACAATGCGAAGGTGCGGGCAGATGCGCCGGACACGCCGCGACCGTCGTGGCTGGACGGCGGCGCCGACGCTGTTGCGATGGCGCGAGAGGACGGACTGCTGCCTGCCGCGAGCGCCGCCTCCACGGTGGCGGATGAGGGTGTGCCGCAGGACGTCATGGCCGCGCTGGACCGCATGTGCACGCCGCTGCATCCTACCCAATTATCCGGGGCTACCGCGAACGCTGACGCGTTCTGCATGCAACTCATCCGCGACTATGTCTTGAACCGACCCGCTCCCGCTGCTAGCGATGCGCTGGACGTGCTGCTCCTGACGCAGGCGCTGCAAGACTTGCGCCAGGCCTTCGTCATTGCGGTGGGGGACAAGTCGCCTTTCGCGCGGATCGCGCTGGAAAAGGCAGATGCCGCCCTTTCCGCCTCCCAGCAGGGAGGGGAGTGATGGGACGGCGCCTTGAAATTTTGCAGGCGTCGCTTGCCAAGAAAACAGCCTTGTTTGATGAAAAG